TGAAAATCTCCCAGAGCTAATGGAAATATGGGGAAATGATCCGAGAAAGGTTGCTGCTGACGTCTACATTGACGATAAAGCAGTGATGAAACCTAAGTACCATGTTCCATACAGATCTACGCAAAGATAAGAAAATGGGGTGATAAATGTATGGGAGAAGTGAAGTGGATAAAACTCACTACGGATATGTTTGAGAACCGCAAAATCAAGCATATCCGGACACTCCCGGAAGGTAATAACATCGTCCTCATCTGGGTGATGTTATTGACAATGGCCGGAAGGTGTAATGCTGGAGGAATGATCTATTTGACGGAGAACATTCCGTATACGCCAAAACTACTTGCCGATGAGCTGAATTTTGATGAAAGCGTCATTGTATTGGCGCTCAGCGTTCTGGAAAAAATGGACATGATCGTGTTAGATGAGGAAAAATTTGAAATTCCAGGATGGGGCGAGTACCAGAGTGCGGAGGGATTAGACAAAATCCGGCAGCAGAACCGGGAACGGGCATCGAGGTATAGAGAAAAGAAAAAGCAGGAGCGGATTGAAGAGAAGCCGAAGGAAATTCGAGCGTTGCCAGAGCCGAACCCTAATGAGTTCTCGAAAAGATCATCGAACCTTACAAACCTAAACATCATTTTGAAGAAATATGATGAGTATATGTTTTTCTATGATAATCCTGATATTTTAGAATGCGCTAAGCGTTGGATGACTTACAAGGATGCAAAGCCGAAAGCGTCGAACCATTATGACACAGAAATAGGAATCAAGATGTTGCTGAACAAGTTCATCAAGAATTGCCAGGAATACGGTATGGATTCGGTCATTTCTGTTGTAGATGATTCTATAGTGAATAACTATGCAGGAATTACATGGGCTCGGCTGGGGAAAATGAAAACCTCTAAAGAATATAACGATTGGAGGAATTCCTGATGACTAGGGATGAAACCATAAATATTCTCATGATGATCCAGGCAGCATATCCAAGATTTTCAGTCCCAGACAAAACGGTGACGATAAATACTTGGCACAATCTTTTGAAAGAATATCCACTCAAACAGGTTGAAGCTGCAACTGTGGCATACATCAAATCTGATAAAAGTGGATTCGCACCAGGAATAGGTCAGGTGATTGAAAAATTGAATCTCATATTCCAGAAGGATGACATGAGTGAACTGGCGGCATGGGGGCTTGTTACCAAAGCAATCCGTCGGTCTACGTATTATTCCGAAGAAGAGTTTGCAAAACTTCCACCCACAGTACAAAAGGCGATAGGATCACCATCTCAGCTTAAAGAATGGGCTCAAATGCAGGTGGATGGTCCGGCGCTGACAGTATTACAATCGAATTTCTTGAGATCTTACCGGACTATATCGGCGAGGGATAGAGAACGTGCTTCTTTAAATCTTCCGATAGAAAAGCCGGAATATAGAATCGGAGCAGGTAGCCAAATGCTCAGTATTTCTGATGAACGTGAAGAGGCGCTGAAACAATCTGTACCAATGCCGAAAAATGTTAGGGAAAAGCTTAATAAACTGATCGGAGGGATGACGCTTAATGAATAAAAGAGAAATTGCGGAAATCAAGAAAATAAATAAGTTCAGTTCTGACGGATGTACTATTGGTCGCATGTGTGTCTGCTACGTAGATGCAGAAAAGAACATTATCCTCAAGGATAGAGATGCATTCTTTTCTTTGCCGGAGGATGAAATCTTTAAATATTGGGAAATTCTCAGAAAAGGGCTGTCTGGCAAACTGGGGAAAAACTTACTTTCAAGAGAGATCAAGAGAGAGACTGAAGAACCTGGTGGATCACAAGAACTGCTGATGAAGCTTAGAGATTCTGCGTTGAAAGATGATGAATCTCTCGAAGTCGGGGATTTCCTACAATGATAAGAGCCGAGTGTTTGAAGCAAGTCAGCGTAACTGGATGGTAGGTGATCCAGACACCGGATTTCTGTTCCCGGCATTCAATGATCGCAGCACAGATATTCACAGCATTCTGGCATATGCGAAGAAAGAACATAATCCTCAGTTTTGCGAAAATGTTATGGGATGTAGCTGTTTACTCGATGCCGGAAGTCAGAACTCAGCATTTTGGGGGCTGATAGAGAACATTTTTAACACATCGTTAAACTTCGAGGTTGTAAAAAGCATACGGCAGTGTATCAGAGATACTATGGAGAGTGGAGAAGACTCTGGAGAGCCGGTGATTCTAACCAAAGAGAGGGCTGATGTTATTGTTTCTACTTGCGGAGACGATGAACAGATCAAAGCGTTTTCCGATGCTTGGGATTGCCTTGTTGGCGAGGAAACACTTTTAGCGAACAATCTTTTGGAAAAGGATTTAAAAATCAAGTTTCCTGGAGGCGCTGGAACCGTAAAAATTGCGGATGAGTACCAAGATATTGCCTCGATTCGGATTATTGAAGGAAGAAAATGCTTTGTTGTGGAACTCGAAGACAGCGTTCAGGTTAATGGAATTACAGTTTCGTAAGTAAGAGTGGAGGACGGTATTCATGAGCACACTTGATTATACAACGATAATTTCAAATCTCGCCGATGAAGTTGGTGAAAATTTTGCTAAGCACTATGATGACGTGGTTTTTAAAGAACTTGAACGGTATGGATATGATAAGGAATGGCTTATTCGACACCCAGGATATGTTACGAAAAAACAGCTCCCCATTGCTGACGTTTACAGCGTTAATGGTCAAGAACTGTTTGCCATTACAAAAACAATCAAGTCCTCATATAGTGACAATGCACAGTATGTAAACTCCACCATGGAAATTGAAGTAACTGACTTGTTAGAGAAAAATAGGGAGCGCAAAGAAATGATCTGTGACATTAAGAAAGAATACAGCGATAAGTTTGACGAACTTCGAAAAGCCCGTGTAGAGACGAGCTATTACAAGTACGGCCCGGCAGCAGAGAACTTCGGACAGCACTATGTGGATGCCCTCGGCACTATGCAGAAGTGCATCCAGAAGTATAAAGAGACCGGCAACACCGAGTATCTGTGCGACGCAGCTAACTACTGCATGTTTGAATACATGTACCCGGCGATTGCCGGAGCGCACTTCCGGGCAACTGATAGCGGAGAGAGCGCCGGGATCGTGGGGCTGAGCGTGAAGGAGGCGGAGCAGTATGAAGATTGATAGAATGGCAGATTTAGATGGAGCATCCAAGTATGGAACCTGCGCTGAGTGTAAAAATGGTGTCACGGCGGATGAAAATGCATTGAAAATTACATTCGAAAGTGGTGTATCGATTATGCTTTGCATGGAATGTTGGGTAAGAATGAACGGAAAACTTAATAGGATCGGAATGGACTATGTGCGTAAAAGGCTGAAAGAAAAGCGGTGATGGAACAGGATGGTGGTAAGGAATGAATATTATTATTGATGAGAACGGAGTCGCAGACGTATATGACGATACCTATGACATCGTGATCCACTGCGAGAGCGAGGAAGATCAGAAGGATGCAGAATTGGCGTTAAAAAATGTGCGGAGATGGATCCCGGTGACGGAACGTCTTCCGGAGCTTGGGGAATATGTGTTGATTTCATTTTCCAACTTCACACTCCCATGCATTGGAAGATATGACGAGGACGAAAAGGGCGGAGCATGGTTTAATGGTGACGAGACAGAATCACTCGTTAGCCAGGACATGTATGTGAATGCATGGATGCCGTTGCCAGAGCCATATGAGGAGGAATGATGTCAAAGCACAAAACAATCCCCAAGAAAATCAGAGAACAACTGTATGAAAAATATAATCGCAAGTGCGCCTATTGCGGGTGCCCGATAGAGTATAAAGACATGCAGATAGATCATGTAGAGTCGATTTATTTGCATGGAGACTACAAGCAGGACATGACGGAGTCGGAATTATATGATACAGAAAACCTCCTTCCCGCGTGCCGACAGTGCAATCTATATAAGTCGGCAATGCCGGTAGAAAAATTCAGAGCAAGGATCACTAATACATTGATGCGCAACTTGCAGGGGACATTTTCTTATCAGATGGCACTTAAGTATGGGCTTATCGAGGAACACATAGGCACCATAAGATTTTATTTTGAAAGGATGGAGAAATGATGAATGAGCGCTATAGATACCGTGGGATAACCACAGGCGGCGGATGGAGACATGGATATATCAGTAACAGCACGGATGGAAAACGGTGGTATATCAGGAACAGCGCCGGAAGACCATTTGCATACGAGGTATATCCTGACACCATCTGCCAGTGCACCGGACTCCGGGACAAGAATGGTAAGCTGATCTTCGAACACGACATTCTCTCCGGGCATCTAGCTCCGGATTATCCTGAGGTCAAAATACGGGTAGTCGTGAGATGGGAAGGCTGCGGATTCGTGACGCGCCGGCCCCCATATTTTCAGGAGTTGACGGATGAGCCGTCACCACTGGATAAGTGGGACTGTGAGCACTTCGAGGTGATCGGGAATGAGTTCGATAACTAGGAACTGATGGAGGAGTGAAGCGTATGAAGATCAAAACAAAAGCATTTGGCAAAATTTGGATCGTACGACAACCCGAGGATGATAAGAGACAGTGTCAATTACAGGCGGCTATTGAAAAAGCGGATCCGCGCAAACCGGATATTGATCCTTCTGGCGCATGGAAATGCCCACGATGTGGAGTAATGCAGGATTCTTGGAATAAATACGGCTATTGCCCAGAATGCGGGCAGCGGATCGACTGGGAAGGAATCAAGGATGAGGAGGCAGAAGAGTGACACCAAAGAGATGCGATAACTGCTTATATGAGTACGCCTGCGACTGGAGCAAGGCAGGAACTTGAAAAGGAATTAGAAGAAGCAGGATATGACATAGAGGAAATAGAATCTGATATTGATGAAATCATGAATGGATTTGATGATGGTCATGGAATTGCTCCAGACGGGCAAGAAAAACTTGAGGATTTAATATCTGATAGTTGGGAGTTTGCCGGAGAACTGGGGAAAAGAGATACCGGCATAATAGATATATACATGATTGCGTTTAAACTCGCTAAGAAGCAACTTACTGATGCGGAGGGGAAAGTATGCTGAAAGAATTGTATAAAATCTTAGAACCCTGGTGGGTGTGTGAATGGACACTAATGGATGAGGAATTTAATGCCTATGATACATCATGTGGAAATCCCTGGTGTCTGGAAGAGGGAACGCCGGAAGATAACAAGATG